TAATGCAACGTTGAATGTTAATTTCGTATAAATTTGAATATCATATAAGTAGAGATCAAACTGAGTTGTTGCATCTAGGTAAGAAGCATCAGTGTTTTCAAATGCATAAGTTCTTGCTCTACCAATTTCATCTCCTGCTGGAGTTGGATTATTACCACTTCCTTTTCTTCGAGATCTTAATAAAATTTCTGAATTTCCTATCGTGTTGTTTAAACCTATTTCAGGTGTTCCATGAACATTATTTAATTTGAATAGAGTTCCAAGTTTAAAATTAACTTTAGCGTCTTTGAATTCCTCTTTATCTCTTGGTTTGTCAACATCTATAACTGTTGTACCAGATTTTTCAATATCATGACCTCTTACATACGCTTTACCCGGAGAAACTTTAACACACATTAATGATTCTTCTGGTGTATTTCTCTGATCTGTTTGCTCAGTCTCTAAAAATACACCTTCATTTGACACACCATCATTTAAACACTCAGTTACTTCAACATCAAAGTTTCCTACTGAATAATTTCCAGATTCTTCGTATGTTCTCTTTGCAAAATAATCTTTTATGAGTGAATAATCAGGTTTTTGCTCACTTTTCTTTAGTTGTCCATTATCAAGACGAAGTAATTCTACAAAATTCTTATCGTTATAATCAGTTAGTGGTTTTTTGGTTAAAGTTGTTCTTATTTTTAATCTATCAGCACCGGGTGCAGCAAAGTTTGAGAAACCTCTTGCATTATCAAATAGTGAGGGATCATCCTTTGCTTGAACTATTTCCTCTTGAATAAACAATCCAACTCTATAACTCGGTGTATTTGTATATGGATCTAAAACAATTTTATCAGCAGATACATTAACAAAATGACCACGAATGAAAAATACACCATCTGCGATTGATACTGCAGATCCTACACTTGACGCATCTTGATCTATAAGAGATGCAACTGTCTCTCCAGCAGTAATTTGAGTATTACCGTAAATAAATGACTCTTCAACAATTAAATTTTCTGCATCTGTCATAAAGGAAACTTCATTATTAGTTCCAGAATCAAGATATTTTACAAATAATGTTAAATCTGTTATATCTGCAGAATCTTCAGGAAGAGCAAAATTATCAACTTTTATTCTTATCCCACTTTCTTGTCCCTGTAAAACCTTACCTTTTAAATTTTGTAAATATCCTGATACTGGAACACCTAAATGGTCACTTTGTACCTTAACTGAATAATACTCATAGTCATAACTTGTGTTTCCGGGGATAACCATTGATCCCTCTTTGAACATATGACTACCAAATGATTCAACCTGATCTTGCAATATTGATTGTAGTGTCGTTAATTCACGAGCTTGTACTGGTCTACCCGGATTGAATAGAACCCTATAGAACTGATTATCCTTGGAAAAGTCGTCGTAATATGGACTTATATTTAAATTCGTTTTTTGTGGCATTTCTTAAAATTCCAGAATAATTTTAATGTCTTCCTTTTGTCTCAAATTTCTTGAGATTTTTGCTCGATTGTCAACGTATAATAAATCACCTGACCCTTTATTTATCTCAGGAGAAGCAAGTCCACTTGTGAATGATACACCTAAAGCAACGTTGTTATTGTTTATGTCAGTTGTAATACCAGAACTAAAAGTTGTCTCAACTGATCCGCTTCCTCCGGGAAATGCAATTTGACTTGTTGTTGAAACAAACTCAAATTGTCTTGATCCATTTCTAACATTTGCATAATCAGTTTGGTCATTTTTATTTCCAAAATAAAGTGATCTATCTTGAATGTACTTGATTACGTTAACGTCACTATCATATGAACTGATGTAACCGAAGGCAGTTTGTCCCGTACCAACAGTTTGCTGTAATATTCCACCAACTGCAGGTGTCCCTGAAACACTTGAAAATTTAATAGATTTCAAGGCAGAAAATGTACTCCCTGTATAAATTGATGTGGTTCCAAACGATGTTGGATTTTTGATTAATGATACTTGAGCAAATTCAGAATCAATTGGAAAATCTTTTGTTGAATCATCAAATCTTGCATAAACAAGAACACGATCTGCTCCTAATTCTTTATACAAATCAAATCCATGACCCTTTGATGGAGGTATTATTGGAATCAGTTTGGCAGGAGTGCTTCCCTGAACTGCGCCATTATTAATTGATGTTAAATCAACAACTCCATAAGTATAACCTTTACCACCATTTGATACTGTGCATTTTGTAATTTTCTGTCCACTTACTTCAACAACAACTTTACCACCACTGCCATCACCTAAAATATCGAATTCACCACCAGTTGTGGTATAATTGTTTCCTTGATCGGCAATATAAACTGTTTTAATTTGGTTGTTATTTAAATCAGAATCACCATTTTCACGAACTGCTTGTATTTGAGCGTCAGTGCTTGTGCTCCAATTGTTTGGTAATGCGATGAAATCTGTTGAATCGAACTTGATAATATCACTAGGATTTACTGTAAAGAGATATTTCCAAACATATCCATCTTGACTTTCACCTGCTTTAGATGGTTCCAAGTCGGTAAAAGTTGGTTCATCTTCTGATGCGTTTCCTGTTGTGTTAATTCCTGATGATCCATTCTCAATACAAATGTAAACATTGAAATTACTATTCATTACATAGTAATTTGCAGAATACAAACGTGTTGCTCCTGAATTTGGTGCACTATTATTGATACTATAGTCTTGGCGATACATATCATATTTCACTCCCTTAGTCCAATCAATACGACGTACCAATCTTCTTACGTTCGCTTCTGTGACTCTTTTACCAAATTGTGTTGTATCTCCAATATGTGCAATATCTGAAAAACTATCAACTGGATTAGGTGTAGCAGTATCCCAATTAGTTGCTCTTCCAAAACCAACAGATGCTGGAGCAGGATTTGGTAAACCAAGAGAGATATAATATGAATTAGTCGCAGATGATACCCCCGCAACAAAATTGCTCGCATTTAATATTCTAAACTGGTCAGTTACAATTGCTGGCATTATTATACGTTTTTTTCTATATTTATACAGGAAATCGTCATGGTGTGTGAGACCTCTTAATTGCACCAGTATTACGGATACCAAAACCTCTTCTTTGTATAACAGGGAAGGTTGAAATTCCCAATCCTTCACCTGCAATGACAGTGTTTCCAGTGACTCCGATTGCAATTGGATTATTTCTGTTAAAGTTACCAGATGATGGAGTGAGAACACCAAATGAGAACTTACCTCTCTCAGAACTCTTGACAACGATTTGTCCATACATTGCATTTGGATGCGATGTGCACTGATAGAAGAAGGTAGTTCTACCTGCTCCAACTGTTGCTGTATTCCATACAAGTGTTCCTGTTCCAGAACCAGTGATTCCTGTTGTGTAATTTGATCCACCCAATTCTCTTCTTATAGCGATAGGATGTGCACCGCTACCATTAACTATACTCAAAACATCACCTTTTTCAACATAAATTGTACCATTATTTGCATTTGATAAACTTGTTTGTGTTCCAAATTCATCTCTGTGTGCACCATTCAAAATATAATTTGAATTTGCATTTGCAGTAAATGTAACAGCAAATGCTACATTTGCGTTTGCTAAATCAATTCCGGTGATATTTGTATTTGAGTGAACATTAACCTCAATCTCAGCTGCGTTTGCATGTCTAGTAATATTCTTAATCATGTAAACATTATCAACAAATGTTCTACCAATCGCAACAACATCTCCATTTGCACCACTTTCATTCAAACTTGTAATTCCATGTCCGACGGATGTATCAGAAATGTAAATCGGCATAGTTTCCTTCAAGTTAGTGAAAGCACCACTTCTTGAAAGTCCAAACTTAAGACCCATTGTTGATCCAATCATAACAGTAGAAATACCTGTAACTATTCCTGAGAATCCAGTAAAGTCTGAATTTGAAGTATCAATTGACTCAATCAATTCAGTGATGGGTTTGTGTGCAAATGCGATTACATTTGGTGTGATAGATGTTGAATAACCTATACCACCACTGTTTATAGTCACACCTGAAATTGATCCATTTGTTATTGTTGCAGTTGCCACAGCAGTAGAACCTATGCCAGTCGCTATACCAGATACCTTCATTGCAACTGGTGGTTGTGAAATATGAAGGGAAGTTGAGTTACCCACATAACCACTTCCTCCATTTGCAACTGATATTGCTGAAATTGTTCCAGCGGTTGATACTGTTGCTGTAAATGAGGCAGATACTGGATTGTTATTATTAATAATTAAAGCATCAAAATTGATATCATTGATTTGTCCATCTTCATTTGCTTCATATTGGAAGAAATTAGCATCATCAATGTAAATTTTACTTGTGCTGCCGGTGCCAATATCACCAATGATTCTTGCTGTTGGGAATACTAAAGGTTCAATTGAATCTCTTGCTTTAGAAACAACGATACCATTTACAACTTTATCCTCTTTCTGTTTGATCCATGTAAGGGGTTTGTTTGTTGCTGAATCATTGATACCAACTCCTGCATAAATTTCAGTTTCAAGTGTATCTGTAGTTGTGATACCAGATACAGTTCTCTTTCTCTGCTGAAGGTCAATTAGTAATCGTGTGCCCTGACTTGTTAAGGCACTTGTATCATCATTTGCTTGTAATTGAACAACATCACCATCTTTTATGGTTTCTACAACATTAATTTCAGTAACATCTTCAGAAGCAGTTCCTTTATAGAAGAATACTGCGATTTCATCATTTGCATCAGGTGCTGTTGTAAATTCAAATGTTGTACCACCTTCAAATGAATATGCTACACCGGGATCTTGTAATACATTATTGACGTAAATGATCAATAAAGCATTCATATCAATTAATTGGGAATCAGTTCCAGTTCCAATATCAAAACTTAGTAGTTCGCCATTTACTCTTAATGGGAATCTCTTTCTAACTCCATCTTGTAAATTACCAATAGGATCAATAAAGTCAAATTCACCAAAATCCCATGCAGCAAACTTATCATTATAAATTTCAGTCACTTCTAAGATATAATCTTCAAGGTCAGCACCTCTTGCAGTGACTAAACCTACAGGTTTGAATTTATCACCACGTTTGAAAGCATATCCATTTCTAGCAATATCAAATGTTGTTACTGTAAATAATGTTGATCCTATTCCAACTGTTGAACTTGCACCAACATTAAGTGTGACAAGAAGATTATTTCCGGTTACAGTTGATGCAACACCATTTCTTGATACACCAATAATTGACATATTTTCATAATTTGGTTCAGGGAATTGTAATCTTGGATTCACATAATTTGTTCCAGCAGCACCTATATTGATATCAAGTGTTCCACCGATTCCAATATTTCCTGTTGCAGAAGCACCTGTACCTGCTCCACCACCTACACCAACAAAGATAGTAATTATATTACCACTAACTGCTGTTATAGCTGTTTGTATTCCAGCGATTGGATCGGGTAATCCTGTAGTTTTAGAGAGTGCACGAGGATATGCATGATTTGATGCAAAATTATCTCTTGAACATGTAAATACGATACCCCCGGTATCAATACCAACTGTATCACTTGTGGTTAATCCATGTCCGTTTGAAAGTGTGATATCTAAGAGTCCTGTATGTGATGTATAAACTGCGTCTTGGATAGTGTATGTGTTATTGGAATTAGTTGCAGAATTAAGTGATCCTATTCCAGCACTCACAAATCGATGTTCATACGCTAAATCAGTGATTCCAATGGCAACCGTGCCTCCAACTGGTCTATATCCAGATCCAAATGATAATGTTCCGGGTGGTCTTGATGGTGAAACTGATTCATTGTAAATCGTAGAACCTATACCTACAGCGGTGATTCCTCCAAACTGATTTAATACTGCAGTTACAGCAGCACCAACTAATGGAGCAACTCCTAATCCACCGGTAGATGCTAGTGAAACTACTTTACCTCCTCTTGGAAGTTGGTTTTGATTTACATCTAATTCACTAATTATCTGATTATTTGTACCGAATGATGATATACCTGTAAATTCAATATCTTGTGCTGTTGTTCCAACTCCAACGAAAACATAATTATTACTCAAATTATTTTCAGTAGTTGGTTTTTGGAATATACCATTAATTAAAACAAGGGAACTTCCAGTTGTAATACCCGTTGTATTTGCACCACCAACTCTCATTCTAAATGTGGCACCTATACCAGTAAACTCAGTTGATAAATCATCAAATATTCTATTGTTAGTATATGTTTTTCTAAGATAAGTTCTACCTTGGAATACCGATCTTGCAGTATCAAGATTTCCAAGAGTTTTAGCAATATTATTAGTTCCTCTAGGAGCATTTGTAAAGAATATATCAGATCCAATGATATTAAATGAACCAGAGAAAACTCTACCAGTTGTATTATTATTGTGAGCAGCAGCGTTTGTTCCAAGTTTTGCTCTTTCAACACCAAGAATATCAAATGTTCCAATGCCAGATACAGGCCCTGTAGAGGTAGTTGCGATACCTACAGATGTCACAAGCATGAATTCATCGGCAAACTTAATGTGATCACCTAGATTAATATCGGC